AAGAAGATATAAATGCTGATGGTTCTTCTGTTTGGATGACTACTGATCAATCTGTAAAGTTAAATAGAACAAAATCCAATTCTCAAAAACATCGGTTAATGTCAAAAGTTCACAATGATAAAAATCCTATCGATGGTGGAAAACAGATTGTCATTAATAGTGATAGGATTACATTTAATACAAAAAGAAATGAAATAATGGGTTATTCTGCAAATGGAATTGGATGGGGAACACCTTGGTCATTTACAATTGATGCAGATAGACAATTTTGTGTGTCTACTCCCAGAACCAGATTTTATACTGGAGAATATAGTGTGTTAGTTGGTCCAGATGCTATGAATAGTGTTGTAGGAGGCGGTCATCCAGAAAGTGGAGAGCCTGAACCATTTCCATTAGTTGGTCCAGATGCTGTGGATTCCAATTTAGCTTCAGCATGTGGAATCTCTATTGGGGAAAAGGTTTTAATATCAAGTGCATGTCCATCTTTTTTAACACTTGATGATAAGGCACATTTACAATCTTGTAAGGGTGCAATATTACATCTTGATGATTGTGCAGGATTAAAAGATAACCAAGGTTCATTTTTACGGATAGGCGGAGAGGCCTTGGGTATAACTGGATATGTAAAGGGTAGAGATGATATGGGACAACAACATCTCGTATATGGAGAAGAACTTACAAATTTAATGGATTCTATTTGTAATTCATTTGTAGAATTGGGTGGGGCTATATTGGATTTAACGGCTATCCCAACTGGAGCAGGTCCAAGTGGTCCAATTAGTGGTGGACCCCCAAATGTACTTGCTATAGAAGCATGGATAGCCGGAGTAGAAACAATAAGAGCACGGCTGTGTGACTTATTAATGAAACCAGAATAATAATGGCACTTAACAAGAATACACTAAAACAAAATTTAATAGATAATTTTACGAATGTAAGAGGTAACGTAAAAAGTCAAAAAGATTCTGCAGATGGATTGGCACAGGCCATTGTAGATTATGCAAAAGATGCTGAAGTACAGATTACTGCACCATTTACAACCCCGTATCCAGCTCCAGATCCATCAGTAGTAGGAAAAAAACTTAAAGTTAGTGGTGTGGATATTGGAAAACAGGCACTTGTATCTCAAATTATGGCAAGTTTTAAATTAATGGATCCAACTATGAATTTGATTTCTATAAGTATTGTAACATTTGCCAGTCTTATGTTAAAATTTAGTGATATTACCAACACAATAAATGCAGTGGGAACAACAGTAATGGCAGCCCCACCCATATTTGTACCATCTACTAAAGCAGGAATGGATGGTAAATTAATATCAGATGTTTGTGATGAAATGGCCAAAGCAATTCATACATCATTTAAGGCAAGTATATTTACAGGTACGGGAACAAATGTATTACCATCGGTAGGACCAGTTGTAGGGCCTTTAATTTAGGATAAAGATAAAATTAAAATATTTATTAGATAAGAACAGGAGTTATTAAAATGAAGAAACAGGAGTTAGTAAAAATAATTGAAGCAGTAGTTCGTAAGGAAGTCAAAAAACAAATGAATGAGATATTTATTAAAGAAGAAAATTCATCTTCACTTACCGAATTAGTTTCAAAACCAATATCTGAAAAAGACTTTAAAGAACCTATTAGAAAACAGTATAAAACTAAACCTAAAAAGGAAGTAAATTATACATCAAACAAAGCTCTTAACAAGGTACTAAATGAAACCGTTGGTGGAGTTCCACAAGGTGAAGCTGGAGGTCCACAAGTTGGAGGATATGAAGATTATCCAACTTTAGGTGATGGAGTATTTGATTCGGATAAAATAAATGATGTTTTGGCTGGTTCACCCGCAGGAGCACCAACTACAGAAGCTACAAAACAGAAGAAACGAGATATTGGAGCAGTTCAAACTATTAAGAATGCAAGAGTAAATGTTGACCAAGTTCCAGACCATGTACAAGATGCATTAACAAGAGATTATTCAGCAGTTATGAAGGCAATAGACGAGAAAAAAGGTGGGACGAATTTTCGTCCATAACGGAGTAAAAAATGGGTAGAGCACGAAGTGCATTAGAATTAGATTTAGATCCAGATGTAACTATTGGTTTAGGATTACCTATGCAACATGATGATGTAAATGGGTTTTTTCCTGGAACATCTACTACTCTTTCACAGACGGGAAGTAATATTAGAAATTTACTTTTAACAAATAGAGGTGAAAGAGTAGGACAGCCCACCTTTGGTGCAGATTTATTATTGACTTTATTTGAACCAATGTCTGACCAGTTAATATCAACTGTTGAAGAAAATATATCAACAGCAATGGTAGAATGGCTACCTCATGTATCGGTTAATAAATTAGAAGTTGAACCAGATGAGATAGAAATAAATCAGTTAAATATTTTACTTGAATTTAGTCTTGTAATGAACCCAACAGTTCATGATACTGTATCTATATCTATGCAAACCGCTGGTGAATAATTTAGAGGAGAAATAAAATGGCAAATAGAGTCCAAAAGGATGTAAGATATTTAAACAAAGACTTTGGCGCCTTCAGGGAGGGATTGATAGAGTTTGCAAAAACTTATTATCCAAATACTTATAATGATTTCAATGAAGCTTCACCCGGAATGATGTTTATAGAAATGGCATCTTATGTTGGTGATGTTCTTTCATATTATGTAGATACACAATTTAAAGAAATGTTATTGTCATACGCAGAAGAAAAGAAAACTGTATATGAAATGGCACAGGTTTACGGGTATAAACCAAGATTAACTCGACCATCTGTTGCAAATGTTGATGTTTTCCAAACCGTACCTGCAATTGGATCTGGAACAGCTGTAAAGCCTGATATGAGATACGCACTGACTGTAGATGAAGGTACACAAATTACTTCAACTAGCGATACGAAGTTTACTATGTTAGAAGATTGTAATTTTAAATTTTCAAGTTCTTTTGATCCATTAGATATTAATGTATATGAAACGGATCAGACTACAAAACTTCCTTCACTTTATCTTTTGAAAAAAAGTGCACGCGTACAGAGTGGAGAAATAAATACAGAATCTTTTTCTTTTGGTACAGCCGAGGCATATCCACGAGTAAAATTGGCCAAGTCAGATGTTATAGAAATAATTTCAGTAATAGATAGTGATAGTAATATATGGTACGAAGTTCCATATTTGGCACAAGATACTACATTTATAGATGTAGAGAATACAGCAGCAACTGATCCAAGTTTGGTTCAATATAATGATACAGTTCCTTATTTGTTAAAATTAAAAAAGACACCAAGACGATTTGTTACTTATATTATTCAAGATGGTAAAACAGAATTAAGATTTGGTTCTGGTATATCAGATAGTCCAGATGAAGAAATTGTTCCAAATCCAAGTTCAGTAGGTTCATCTTTACCAGGCAGTCCATCTAAACTTGATACTTATTTTGATCCAGCAAATTTTCTTAAAACAGAAGCATATGGACAGGCACCAGCAAATACAACTCTTACTGTTAAATATTCATATGGTGGTGGTATAAGTGATAATGTGGCCGCAGAAACTATAAACACTATTACCGATCTTAGTTTTACCCATGAAACTTCAGGACTCGATTCGGGTTTAGTTAGTTCAACCCAAAATTCTATAGCAGCAACTAATCCGTATCCAGCAACGGGAGGAAAATCAGCAGAATCTACAATTGAAATTAAAAATAATGCTTTAGCATATTTTCAGTCACAAGGTAGGACGGTAACAAAAGAGGATTATATTACAAGAACTTATGCGATGGGCAATAAATATGGAGCAATAGCAAAGGCCTATATTGTTCAAGATGAACAATTAAATATTCCGAGTATGCAAAAAGAAACTTCAGACGGTTCAAGTATTTTCGTTGATGAACGTCAGTTAGAAGAAATTAAAAGCAAAAATGTAGAATCATCCATTAAAAGACTTCCAAATCCAATGGCTATGAATTTATATACACTTGGATATGATGAAAATAAAAAACTTACCCAACTTAATGTGGCAGTCAAAGAAAATCTTAAAACATATCTTAGTCAGTATAGATTAGTAACAGATGCGGTTAATATTAAAAATGCATGGATTATTAATATAGGAGTAAAATTTGTTTTTATAGCCCGTAGGGGATTCAATAAGGCTGAAGTAACTTTAAAATGTATAGAAAGAGTTAAAGAGTTTTTTAACATAGATAGGTGGCAAATAAATCAACCAATTGTAATTGCAGAACTGGCCGCAGTTATTTCAAATGTTGATGGTGTAGGGGCAATTGTTCCACCATCGGAAGATAATCCACAAAAACATCCTGTATTAATTACTAATAAATGGCAAACTACAGATGGTTATTCTGGAAATATTTATGATATAAATTACGCAACAAAAGATGGTATAGTATATCCTTCCTTGGATCCATCAATGTTTGAATTAAAAAATCCTAATATAGATATAGAAGGAAGGGCGGTTGGTGATTCCGCCGGTATGATTTTTTAGAGGAGAAAATTAATGCATTATTTTGAATACGCAACAAAAGATACAACATTATATGAAATGAGTCATAGTATGAACGCCGGTCAAGATGAAATTCTTGAGGTAAGAAAAGATATGAACGCCGATGGTTCTGCAACAAATGTTTCTCGTGCGTTAATTAAATTTGATTTGACTTATGTATCAAAATCAATATCATCAGGATTAATTACATCAGGTTCACAAACAAAATTTTATTTAAATTTATATGACGCAAATTCATCAGACCTTAATGTAAGTCAAACTTTATATGGATATCCAGTAAGTCAATCTTGGGAAAATGGTTCTGGAAAATTTAGTTATTTTCCGATGGTAGAAGATGGGGCAAGTTGGAAATGGAAAGATAATTCGATTGAAAAAACTCAATGGAATGAAATTTCTGCTTCTGGTGGAACTTGGTATAGTGGAAGTGGATATGAAGCTTCTCAATCTTTTACACACGAGCCTGACGATTTGAGAATGGATGTAACTGATATTGTATGGAAATGGTTACATAGTACAGTTCCAAATGAAGGATTTATGTTAAAGAGAAGTGGTAGTATTGGAAATACAGATTCAAATGTTGAAGAAGGAAATACTACTCGTTATGGACATTTTAGTTTCTTTTCTCGTGAAACTCATACGATATATCCACCAAAATTAGAAGTTTTATGGGACGATTCAAAATGGACAACTGGTTCTTTATCGGCACTTTCTTCAGATAATTTAGAAGATATGGTACTTTATATGAGAGGATTCCGATCAAAATATAAAGAGAAATCAAAAGTAAAATTTAGAGTTGTTGGGAGAGAAAGATTTCCTGAAAGAACTTATTCATCCACTCAATATTCTACTGGGTATAATACTGTAAAATATCTACCAAGTGGAAGTACATATTATCAAATTAAAGATGCTTATACAGAGGACGTTCTTGTTCCATTCGGAAGTGGTTCGAAAGTAAGTTGTGATAGTACAGGTAATTATTTTAATTTTTGGATGGACGGATTACAATCAGAAAGATTTTATAGAATAAATTATAAGGTTGTTAGTGGTAGTGGAACTGCCGATGAAACTGTACAATATTTTGATGAGAATCATTCGTTTAAGGTAGTGAGATAGAAAATGCCATATACAAAAGAAGAGTTATTAAACAATGAGTATTGGCAACGACTCCATGAGCAAGATAGAGTTGAGTATCAAAAGAAATTAGAAGATGCTGAAACTTTTACTGATGTAGTTAAAGTATATGATGAAAATTTAGGAGAAATTCATATAGGTCGAGTAGTACCATTACGAAATGAGGCAGGAACATTTTTAGCATTTGAGAATCCAGATACGGGATTAAATTATAATAGACCAGATCAAAGATTACCTGTTGCAAAAAATTCTCCCCACTATCATTCGGGTGATTTACATTATCAAATTTTAGATACAGAAATAAAGGACCTCGTATTATAATGGCAGTTCAAGTACAAGAAACAGAAACAGATTTAATTATAGAAAGTGATCCAACAACGGGGGGACAATATAACGGAACTCGTATAAGATTGTCACAAGACATGACAAGATTAAAAGAAAAGGATTATAAACTTTTAAAGAAGGAAAATACTATTGTTCTTGGGGAATCCGGAGGGCCTTATGCTCCCACTTTTGGCAATCATATTAATGATTATGTAAAATTTCATGTATATAATATGAATGATGAATATATTAAATCTGGTATAAGTGAAAATTTTGAAAATAGTGATGGTGATATAAAATTAGATCCAGGTACTGATTTAAGAAAAGCAGGTTTTACTCGTGGTAATTATAAAATTAAATATTATTTTTATAGACGAATGGCAGGTTCAGATGAGGTTGTATTGACCAAGAATGTAGGTAATGATTCAGGGATAGTTCATAGTGGTAATCCACAACTTACTGGTGAACCGATGGGAGCCTTTTATGTGGATGAAGATGGAAAGGTATATGAGGGAGAAGGTCCTCCGGTAGATGGTAGTCCACCAAGTGAACTTGATGTAAAAGAATATAAATTTTTTATTGATGATATATCATCCGATAGAAAAGAAGTTAGACTCGCACCACAGTTAATTAATTTAAATAAATATAAACAAGAATTTAATAGTTTATCTAATATGTATGAAGTTTATGTTCCATTGTCTGATGGTGGATATGGATCTGGGAAATTTAATGGTGTTAATAGTACGGCATTTAATTTTGATACTAAGCTAGAATCTGATATTGGATTTGAACAGAAATATAAAAATGGATTTCTTGAAGTTGAAAATGCATTTACTGTTGGATATGAAGATATAACAAATACAGAAGAAAATGAAGCTTGGTCATTAGAAGATCCGATTCCAGAATCATATATAGAGGCATATGATTTAAAAGATGCTGGATTTCCTATGGCAGTCAGATATGTAGTCAAGGAGGAGTCTAATCAAAAAACTTTAGGTGGACATAATTTCGAAGGATACACACCTATACCAAATTTAACAACACCTGGTATAAGATATCACTTTGATTTTGGATGTGGTCATACTGAAATTACTGATACACCATTTGCAAATCATACATATGATACTGTAGGAAGTTATACTCCTACTGTAACTATAATGACACCAAATTTTACAGATGTTATTACTGATGTTTATTCAAATACTAATGCACCATTAGATGGACCAGGATTAAGAGGTAGTAAGTTAAAATCATTTATACCAACTCCAGAGGAAGATTCGCCACCATCACCACCACCGACACCATCAACAAGTCCATTTGATGGTCGTATGATTCGCCATTCTAATAATGCAGTTTATTACATACAGAGTGGACATAAACGGTTTATTGATTCGATGGCTATTGCTTGGCAATTGGCAACAATAACAGGACAGTATGTAGCGGAACTAACTGTATATAATGCAGCAACTGATGAAAATGAAACCACCGCGGAATATATAGATTGGGGATACGAGTTAGATGATTCGACTATTAACGCCATTC